ATTTCAGGAGGTAGAGTAGACTGTGCAATTGTCTGCTCTGTAGTAAGTATTCCTTTTTCTAATTTATCAGCTAATATGCTTTGACCGTTATTTCCTAACATTATAATTGTGTTTGTTTTTTTATCGTTTTCTAATTTTTCTAAAGCAGATTTAACGTTTTTAGCGGCTGTAACCGAAGTTGGAAAAACATACTCGCCATTGTCGATATAACGTAAAAACCCTTCTGCATCGACAGCTGTTGAACGTTTGGCTTTTTCAGAGTCTATTATTTTTCCGTTAGCGTCTATTTTACCTGATTTGTATAAAACATAATCGGCCATAGTATTAATATTAGGTAAACCGCCATTAGCTTTATCCTGTTTAAATTCCTGCATTAATGCAGTAGGAGCAACTGAACCAGAGCCAGTAAGAAGGAAATCTTCAAAAGACGTAGTAGGAAGACCCCGGCTTATTCTGTCTTTATTTAACGCTTCCCAATTCTTTTCGTCTGTCGTTCTACTATCTTTAGCTGTTTTAGAACGCTCATCCATTCCCTTAGAATAACGCTCAATTAATTCTTTAAGGTTATTGTTGTAAACGCCACTTTCAGCTAAACTAGCTAACGCTGAAAAGCCTTGAGCTTTTAAAATAGGTACAAGTTTAGTTAAAGTTTGGCGATTAACCAGTTCTGTTTTTTCAGCTTTAGCTTGTTCTATTTCAGCCTCTTGTATCGCTTTTATAGCTTCTTCTGCACCCATTCCTCCTGTTCTTAAAGTATCAGCGACACCCGTCAGGTTTAAATTTTCAGCTCTTTTGATTAAACTACTTATCCCCAACTGACGGGTATTTGCAAGCTGTTCTTCTTTATCTAACTCAGCTAGTTTAGCCAGCATTAACATTTGTTTTTGAGGGTCTTGTTCATACTTAGCTTGCGTAAGTATTGACTGTTTTAGAGCTTCGGCTGAAGAAGCCTGTGGGTTTTGAGTTTTAAAGGTAGACATATCAGCAGTTATTAACTCAGGGGCTGTCCTCATGTCCATGCCCAACATACCACCCAGTGATCTAGCCAACGGATCAGTAGACCCGTACTGTGGCCCTGCCTGTCTTTGTAACATAGGATCAGTAGGAGACCCTCGTCTACCGGCACCCCTTAGACTTTCAAAAAAGCTTTCACTAAACTTAGCCATTGTTGTTCCTTTATTGTTTAACCATTTAAGAATAAACTAAATATTCTTAGGTACTATAGTTTATTATACCAGTTTAATATTTCTTGTCAAGGGTTATTTAACCGCCTGTGGTATACTGAGCGTAAGGGTCATACGGTGTGCCAAGCAAACCACTGGTTAGATAAGAGTCTGAATTTGAAGTAGCGGCGTTTCCTGCATTGTAGTTACTGCCGCCCATTAAATAATCAGACACATTGAATTGATTACCCAACACATCGTATAAATTAGACCCAGAAGAAGAACCACCACCGCCACCTATTCCACCGATTAAACCTTGTACCCATTCAGGTATGTTACTTGCATTACCACCAAGACCACTTAATATTTGAGAAATCATTCCCATACCTGATTGGTTTTGAGAACCAGCCAATGAAGCCAATGAATTATAGTACTGCTGGGAAAGATCAGCAGCTGTTTGTCTGCTCTGTAACAAAGCCTGTAACCCTGACATAGCAGCTTCTGAGTATTGTTCTGCACCGGCACGACGACCAACATCGGCAAGCCCAGCAACAGGCACAGCCGCTTGGAAAGCATTGAGTAGTTGGTTCTCTGGGGCATACCCTGCCTTCATTAAGCCCTGAACGTCAGTAATACCTTGTTGTCTTTCAGTCAATGCTTGTTGCATAGCCAACATACCGGCTTGATTCTGAGCTTCAGCTTGAGCCTTAGCCATAGCAAACTGTTCCGGAGTACCGCCGTACTGCGCTGTCTTAACACCGAGTCTGCCCTGTCCCAATAAACGCTGTTCTAAGGCTAAACGTTGTCTTTCTTCTTCCGGTGCCTGCATAGCCCTAAGACGAGAATAAACGTCTTGTTCTCTACCCGCCTGATCAAACTGTCCTAATTGACCTGCAAGACCACTGGCAGTACCAAACAATGACGTCTGTAACGCTTGCTGTTCCGGTGTAAGGGCTAAAGTAAGACCACCCTGTGGTGTAGTAGTGGCTCCTCCAGCAGCGCCTGTAACGGCAAATGGTTGAAACTGGGTGGCTGTCTGAGCTTGCGTACCAATTGTTTGAGCACCTGTTTGAGCCTGAGTGCCTGCCGTAAGCAAATCATCCCTTGCTTTTTCTATACCTGCGATGTTTGCACCGGTAGCCAATAAATTATCTAACAAACCCATTAGTAAGTTCCTCCTGTAATAGTACCGGCAGTCAATGTGCCACTAACTGTAACTGTTGTTGCGTTTAACGTGCCTGTAAATGTAGGATTAGCTAAATCTGCCTTACTGTTATTTGATGTTTGTATGTTTAAAAACTCAACGTCAAATTCAGTTCCTTTGATTATCTTTGCTGCGTTACCGGACGGAAGTGTATCCTTAACCGCAAAGTTTGTTGTTTTAGTATAGTTTGACATTATATTGACCTGCCTAATAGAGCTTGAATGTTTATTTCTTGTATTGACAAAGGAGAATTATTTATAACGGCGTCTAAACCTAAAGTAACAGCAAAACCAGTTCCGTTAGGTTTAATTGTTTGTTTGTCCACAGCTGCTGATTTATTAAAAACAGCTTCAGGTGTGTTAAACTCATTTACATTAAACTCTGCAACAACAATATTTTTAATTACAATGGGTTGTTTAATATAGCTTTCAGTAAAGTCGTAACCCCAGTTAATCACAGCATTGGTATTCTGCCCTTCCATAAAAATAAAATCTAATTGTTTTAATATTTTAATTTTAGACGAATCACCAAAGTTTAAAGGATTAGAAAAGTATTTCATTTCATAAGTAGCGTTTTCATCTAAATACCCTGAATAAGTACTTATTCCGTTTTTACTGCCTAAGTACAGTATTTTTGAAATGTCTCTAAAAAATGAAAGAAGTTTTGTGTTTGTCCAAACTGTTACCCTATTACTTCCGTCTTCAAGTGTACCCCGCATATCAAAACAATATACAATACTGGAACTGGGAAAAGACAATAAATAAAAGGCTTCTTCTGGGCTGTATACTGAACAAATACCTAAAGTTTGTAAAGGTATTAAACTTAAAAGATCATTTCTTACATTCTTACTAATGTCTCTAACGGGTGCTGATTTTTCTTGAATTACACGCCCAAGGCTTCTAACTCCCTCATTTGAAAGAAACAATAAATCAGTACCAATGTTTTGTATGGTATCTCTATGTACACAACCAACGTTGGCTATAGTATCCTGTAAAACCATATTTGCAGGGTCTACAGCTCCGCTATAAATAACTATGGATGTTTTACCGAATATAATTAAAAACCCGTTGTGCGCTGCTAAACCTACAATTTCATCGTAACCAGTGGGCCAGACAGTTAATAAATCAATAGAACCACTGGAACCCCCAGACCATTTAGTACCGTCCAACAAATCAGACCAATAAATAGTGCTAGTGTCCCCTGTGATATCAGCCACCCAGAGTCTACCAAAAGCTGCCAAAACTTCATTACCGCTTGGAGGTGTTCCGAAACTATGAGTATGGTCTTCAATAGTAGTTACTGTTTCTCCGTCATGGCCTGCGTAAACTAAAGGTACGTGGTTTTTTTGAAAAAAGAAACAATGAGCATTAAAAGTAAGCATTTTCCAATCATTTGCCGTTATTGTGTAACCAACGGGAGTGGCGTCTACGAGGGTTGTAGTACCCTTAAATATTTTATTATTACCGGCAGAAAAAACAACTTTAGTTCCGTCTTCTCTAATGCAAGAACTAATAACCCTAATACCTTCACTGGAACCAAGGATTTCGGAATTAGTAGTCAACAGCTCCCTACCTTTACGGGAACCAATTCTACCGTATTGGTCTATTATGCAATTATTAGCCACAGAAGCAAAAGCAGGATCAAGCCCAATAGGTGAATCCTGAGTATTTAAACCACGAAATCCGGGGGCTGTTATTGTTATGTTCTGTAAGGGTGCAGACATATTATACTTCCCTAAAGATTAAATTTTCAGGGTTTCTATTAGCATCTAATGCAATAGCATCAGACAAATAAGCCTCAGCCATTGCAAAGTATTCCGGTGTGCTTGTACCACCAGTTTCACCACGTTCCCTTGCGGCCAAGGCCAATGCAGCGTGTATGACCGGTCTAAACGGAATAACAAGTTTATCGGTGTCCAAAGATAAATCTGCAGTTCTTACTGTACCATTAAATTTTAAAGTATAAATTCCGTCAGGTTTAGGGTAAAACTTAACTATAATTTTACCTATACTATTGACACCTTTAAAATTATAATAAGCAGGTGCGCCAGAAGCAGTAGGTGTGTCTAAATAAGCTTTGTCCATCCAAACAGAAGACCTATACTCCATAAAAGTAGAAGAAGTCTGATTAATTACGTCTACAGTTTTTAAATTTAAATCGCTGTCCGTTAAAGAATATTCCAAACCGTCTTGTATTGTATTAAAACTTAATGAAGTGTACAACGCAGACCAGTCCCATGAGTTTTCTATTCTACTCTTGCTGTCGTTTATAAAATCACCAATTAAAGCAGAATAAGCGTTTTCAGAAACAGTACTTACTTCGGTTTCACGAAGCCTTCTCAATACAGCGTTAACTAATTCTAAATACGTCATAAATACCTTCCAATAAATGCTGGCTGTTTGAGTTTTTCTAGTTCTTGTAGTTCAAACTGTAAATCAATGGGTGTTTGTTTTTTTCTTTCCTGTGTTGGTCTATAACCACCGCCACCACTTAGTCCTGTCAATAAAGACATATCCATACCTAAATTAAAGTTAGGTAAGTTAAAGTTAGGAAAGTTAATGTCAGGTAAATCAATATCATCAATAAAATTATCTAACTGATTAATAGCATCGTAAGTATTGTCCAAAACATCATCAACAACGTCAATAACAGGCTCAGTGACTGCTTGAATCACTTCTCCTGTTTTCTTAGCCACTTCCCCTACAGCACCTACTACGGGCTTAACCACTTCTCGATTAACTGCACTACCTGCTTCTATTAAAGGTTTAGCCACTGCTTTTGTTGCGTCTTCCAACAATGGAAGTGTTTCCCTTACAGGCTGTAAAACAGTGTCGTCAATGGCAGACCCTACTGTTCTAACAACGTCCTCCAATTCCTTTAATACTTCAGGTGTCTGTAAAGACAATCCCTTACCTAAAGAACCACCTTCAGTAATGTACTTACCAACGCCCTGTAACATTGCATCACCAATGGATGCTCCGTTAACAAGTGCTTTCTCAGACTGAACCAAGCCTTTAATTAAATCGTCTGAGTTTATATTATAATTTTGTTTTAACTTAGTTAAGAATTCTCCGTCTTTACCGCCCAATACTTTTTCAGTTAAGTCGCCACCAAATTGAGACACTACGGCCCCAGCAAAATCACCACCGGCGGCTGCAAAGGCAGTATTTAAACCTTTAATTGATTGATCATAAGAAAAACCAAACAAACCTTGTCCTGCTGAGGCTGGAATTGCAGGTGTTGTTGCCGTAGCTTCAACGGCTTCAGTAGGAGGGGCCAATAAACCTGATGCCTTTAGCCCGCCCATTAAAGCAGAAGCATAGTCGCCTAAATGTAATGTCTGACCTGCCGCTGCTTTGGTTGCTACCTGTGCAACAGCAAACGCTGGGTTATAAAAACTCATTACAGCGTTAGTTACAGGAAATATGTATTTACCTGCAAAAGTATCGGCACCTACCTGTTGTTGATAAGCTTTTGGAATATACTGTATATCATAAGCGCCTATAGTCCCACCGCCTTCCGGTATAATCCATGTTCCCTTACCGGCTAAGTTTGGATATAGTTTATTTAAATCTTCACCTGTGTTTAAGAATACGCGGGCACTGTCTGCATGGCCCATAAGCCCTGCTGCTTCAGAAGAAGAACTGCCCGGTATAACCAATGAATCAGGAATTCCTTGGGATAACATGTACTTTCTAATAGGGGAGACACCACTAAGATCAGCGGTTGTTCCCATTGGGCTTACGTTTACACCTTTTTGTATTTCATTTAAAATATCGTAAGGTTGATCACCAAGTTTAGCCATTTCAGCGTAAAACCCAGTAGCCCCTTCGGGAGGTTCTTCGCCACGGGCTATGGTTTGAAAGATATTATCATCAACCCTTGAATAGCCTGTAATTTTATCCATAAATGAAGCATCGTCAGCTACTTTATATCTATTAGGATCATAGTCCTGTTTAGACCAATAATCTAAAGCTGCTTGTGCTTTCTTTGCTTCTTGTCCCTGAAAATCACCAGTATCCGTTGTCTTAGAATAAGTGTCTACAATCTTTTGTTGTTCCGGTGTTAGTGTTAAATAATCACCTAAAAGACTTGTCGATGCTTCTTTATTAATAGCTTTTTGTAAGTACTCAGAACCGGTTGACGGTACATAGTTAGCAAAAGGATCTATGGGGGTTGTTTGTTGTGGTTTAGCAAGTTGCGCAGTAGACGCCCTGTCCATTAACTCCTGTTGAGACAATGCATAAAAAGGTTTTGTTGTGTCTGCGATAGCGATAGGGGGTGTAGGTTGAATAACAGGATTAATTACAGACTGCGCTAATTCAGGAGCAGGTGTAAAGGCCATGTTACCAAACAATTCAGGGTCTATGTTTAAAGAGCTAAAACCAATAGGTTTTGGATTACCTAAGGCGCTAACGTCCCCTCCTTCCTGTCTACGTTGAACGACTCTACCCATTATTTTTGACCCCATTTAGACAAAGCTTTAATACCAAAGGATGAAGCAACGGCAGCACCTAAAAACCCTTTGTAAAAATCAGGCATATCGTTTAATACCTTAAAACCTTCATGTATATAAGGAACCATATTAGGAATAAAAGCACCCAATAATGGAATACTTAAAATAATAGTAAACCATTCGTCTTTCCATGAACTTTGGGAGTTAACCGCTTGTTGAGACTCCCAATCAGTAGTGCTTTTAATTATCTCAATTTCTTTATCGTGGGTTGCCTGTTGCTTTAATTGTTTATTGTTTAACCAATTAGAAGCTAAACCAACAACACCGGATATGAGCTGAGGAATCATACTATTTCTTGTGAATTAGTTTTTGTACGGTATCGGACTCGTATATACGCAACCCTAACCAAATTATAGTAAATAAAGAAGCCACAGGTGGTAACCATGCAGCCAAAGTCATAACTGCTGTGGAAGCTGCCGCTACGTCTAAAACTTCTTTAGTGTTTTGCATTTAACGCTCCTTGTTTTTAAATGGCGCTTGCTGCTTGTTGCCCTGCTATAATTTCCGGAGTGTGCATTACTGCACAAATTGCCCTAACTTCAGGAGATTCATTACTATAGTCTTGCCCTGCTATAATGACATGACGACTATACCCAGAAGACACTTCAACACCGTCTTCCATAACTTGGGTACAAGTACGCACCTGTACAGACTTATACGGCCCTACAATCTCTATTTTGTCTTGTGTTATTATTTTTTCCAATGCCATTTATATTATGTCCTTTTATGCTTAAAATATTAAATATATAATTATAAAGTTTTATATGAAAAGGTTACTCTATACACACCAGCACTTGCTTGTGGATAAAGAGATGCTCCTATAGTTTGATTTTGGTAAAAATATATTCTGTATAATCCGTTAGCAACCCCAGCTGTAGCTGTATTAGCACTATCTCCTAATACGTTAGAAGCGTAAATAAGCGGACTTCCTAGATTCGGCGTATTAACTACATAAGGTAGCCCGTCTACCATATTACTTGTAAAGTTAGTTGTAGGATTAAATGCAACAGTTACGGTAACCAAGTTACCTACTTTTGTATAATGACTCGTGTAACCTGCGTCTAACGTACCGGTAGCATCCCCAGCATTTGTTATTACAAAAGTCCCTTCTTCGTAGTTATCCAGATGATTAGCAGCAGCTGAACCACCTAAGTACACACCATTACTAAATGTACCTTCTCCGTTTACAACTATGCCTGTAGCTGTAGTGGCTAGTTTGGCTGAGTTATCATAAAATAAACTAACATTAGCGTTACCTACGGCTGTGATCAAGTTGTCACCACCCGCTTTTAAACTAATATACCCACCGTCCGGTACTTTAATTTTTGTGTCTTTCCACTCCGAATCTTGATTGTCAAACCAAGCAGTATACCCATCATGATAAATCTGTAAGCCGTCACCATATTCACCAATAGAACCAAATTGAGCAACGTCATTGTTGCCCAGTACTATGCCGCCATTGGCTTCGATTTCTCCACTAAAGGTAGCAACTCCTGTAACGTTTAAAGTAGAAGGATTAGTACCTAATTCTACAACAGTACCGCTGGCATTTTCAGTAAATAAACGTTTATCCGTTACGTTAACGGCTAACTCGCCTAACTCCAAAACAGCAGCCGTTGGAACAGCCGCCGCCACTGAGCTATTTTTTGTAATAATTTTAGTAGGCATTAAATGCGTCCGTCCTGTTAAATAAGAGTAAAACTAATTTATAACCACACCCTGCTGGGCGAGTTGGGCGTGACACCATAAACTGCGTCTAACGCTTCTACAGCCTCCCTGTGGCTGTCGCCAGACAACCTGATGTTCAGGTGCCAGCCGTCAATAGGGGCAGTCT